TGGCAAGTTGTAAGTTTTTATTTGATGTAACAAATATAACTACACATAAACTTAGATTTTCTACTACTAGTCAAGATGCTGATGCTTACACACAAACAAGTACAAATACGAATTTAACTTATGTTACATTTATTAGATTAGGAAACACTTAAAATGACACTAACAACAGTAAAAACAACAGCTCTTAATGGCACAATAACTAATGCACAATTAGCAGGTGGTATTGATCTAACGGCCAAAGTAACAGGTACCTTGCCTATTGCTAACGGTGGCACGAACAGTACAGCGACAACTTTTGTTAATGCAACAACTAATGTAACAGGTGCTTTACCAATCGTTAATGGTGGTACAGGGGGAACAAGTTATGATCCTGGAAAAATTTTACAAGTAGTGTCTAGTGGAACAACAACTGACACGGCTTCTTCATCAACAACTTATGCGAACACAAATTTATCATTAGCAATAACACCTTCTGCTACTAGCTCAAAGATTATTGTAATTGTAAATCAAGTAGCACTACTAAAAAATAGTTCTGATAATGGTGGTAAAATACAACTAATGAGAGATTCCACAGTCTTAAATATGTTTGAAAATGATTTTGGTAGAGATGGAGGCACAGGTCTTAATATTGTTGGGGGTACAGGAACCTCTTATTTAGATTCTCCAAACACAACTAGTGCAGTTACATACAAAACTCAATTTGCTTGTTCAGTATCTTCTTCTGCAAGTGTTGGTGTTCAACACAACGGCGCAAGGTCATCAATTACTTTAATGGAAGTAGGAATATAATATGGAAGTAAAAGTTATAGATGCTATTTTAAGTTTAAATTTAAATGCTAAAGTAGTTGTAAAATACAATAATGATATAGATAATTGTGAGATAGAATGGCATGATGGAACGGAAGTAATCTCTAAAGCAGATATTAGGGCAGAACAAATAAGACTACAGGCTATAGAGGACGCTAGTAGCTAATGTCTTTTGCAGGTGCTTCATTTGCCGAGTCACCTTTTGCAAGTCAAGGGGCGACAGATAAGGTAATCTCTCTTACGGGATTTGGCATAACAGCCACGCTTGGAAATCAATCAGTAATAGCAGTAGGAAGTCCTGTCGTAGCCGTATCAGGATTTGAAGCTCTCATGACATTTGGAGCAACAGGAGTTGTTTCAGGAGGTAATGCAGAAATAACGGTACAAAGCATACCATTTACAATGACACTGGGAACAGGTACAGTAGTTGATGCTAGTGTAACTATAACAGCAACAGGTTTCCCTATTACAATGACGGATGCTAGTGTTGATGTTCTTCCTCAAGGAGTAGCACAAGTAACGGGAATACCTATTTCACTATCTTTAAACCAGGTAGATGTTCTAGCCATACAAAATAATACTATATCTGTAACAGGTTTCCCTATTACAATGACGGATGCTAGTGTATCTGTTGAATCATCGGCAACGATAATTCCAACAAGTATTATTGCTCAATTAGATCTTGGTACAGGAACGGTAATTGATTTAAGTGCTCTAGTAACACCGACAGGATTAGAAATAGAAGTAGATGAAGGAATTCTAGCACCTATTGGGTGGACAATTGTAGATGATTCCTCTACAATGGTTTGGCAAAAGGTAGCGTAAGGTAAGGTATGGCATCAACATATTCGAGTTTATTAAAAGTAGAGCTTATAGGATCAGGCGAACAAGCCAATTCTTGGGGTAATACAACCAATAATAATTTATCACAATCATTAGAATTTGCTATTGCAGGTGTTTATTCAAAGAATTTATCCGCAGCCTCTAGTCCTTATGTATTGACCACGGCTAACGGACCACAATCACAAGCAGATAATGAAGCAAGAAATGCAGCTATTGTATTCTCTGCTCAACCATCAAACTTTATTGTTCAATTCAATCAACTACAAAAAATTTATTTTTTACGCAATGCTAATACAACATATACTATTACTTGTCGTTTAGGATCAAGTGGTAACACACATGTTATTAATCCATCAACCAGTGTTTACTTAGCAACAGATGGTACTAACTGGTTTGAACTTCAAACTTCAGGTGGTGTATGGCAAACAAAAACAGGAACTTATACAGCATTAAATAGCGATCAATTATTTGTTAATACAAGTGGTGGTGCTTTTACTATTACCCTACCCGTTTCTCCTAGCACAGGAGATGAAGTACGGTTTTTAGATTTAGCAAATACTTTTGATACTAATAATTTAACTGTTGCTCGTAACAGTGAAAAGATAGATGGCACAGCAGCAGACTTAACCGTTGCTACTGAAGGAGCCGCTTTTAGTTTAGTATATTCAGGATCCACTTATGGATGGAAGTTAATGGAGAAATAATATGACAACCTATGCCGCAATAAAATACGCAATTCCAGGAACAGCTATTACAGGTGTTTTACAAACAGCTAATAATTTAAGTGATGTACCTACGGATGCAACAGCCAGAACAAATATAGGTGTAGCAATTGGAAGTGATGTGCAAGCTTTTATATCTGCAACAGCAGGAACTAATGCTAATGGTACAAGAACTATCAGCACAGCGTCGCCTTCTGGTGGCAATGATGGTGATATCTGGTACAAATATAGTTAGGCGTGCATGCCAATTTTTGTTAGAGATGCTGGACAATGGCGTGAGATAAGTTCGTCAACAGGTGGAGAAGTATTTCTCCGTGATGGAACATCTTATACAAACAAAACAATTAATAATATTTATGTAAAAGACAGTGGTACATGGCAAGAAGTGTATTCTCTTTTTGAATCTACATCTTTTGCTACAATAAGTTCATCGGGACAAACAACAATAGCTGTTCCAGCAAACGCTAATGCAATTCATGTACAACAAGCTGTAGGTGGTGGCGGTGGAGGATTTCAAGGTGCTGATTATGATAAAGCAGGCGGTGAATCAGCAGGAGCTGGTGGAGCATCGGGTGGCTATATATCTGATAGAGTATACACTATAACAGGTGGTGAACAATTAACTGCTGATGTAGGAGTTAGTGGAGCAGCCGATACAAGTGGAGGAAGATATTCAGGATCATCTAGCCCTGGGGGAACAACATCTTTATCAGGAGCTACAACAGGTTCAATTTTTTCTTTAGGCGGAGGCGGAGGTTCCTCTGCTACAGGTGGTGGTGTTCAAGGACCTCTTCGTAGTAACACTGCAGGGACAGCAGGAACCGTTACACAAGGGACATCTTTATCTTCAGGAACAACAGTAGATGGACTTAATATAACCACATTTAATTCTGGAGAAGCAGGTTCATTTAATGCTTACGGAACAGGAGCACAAGGTACTAATCCAGGAAACTGTGGTGGTGATAACTGTAGTATTACTGGAGGAACGGGTGGAATAGCTTATAATGGTAATGGTGCTGTGGGAACATCAGGAGCTGGTGGTAATGGAGGAAATCATCCTCTAACAGGTGGTACCGCAGGGACAGTAGGTGAAATGGTTTATAGATTCTTGAGGATAAGCTAATGCCTCTTACTAAGATAGGATTTGCCCCTGGCATTGATAAACAAGATACCGAATACGGAGCTGCAGGGCGTTGGACAGACTCTGATTTTGTACGATTTAGATATGGTCTTCCTGAAAAAATAGGAGGATGGGTAGAGTTACTCGCTGATAAACTTATTGGTGTTGTAAGAGATATGAAAGCGTGGACAGATCTTAATGGTGTACGATACACGGCTCTCGGAACAGACAGAAAATTATATATTTACACAGAGGGTGCGTTGTATGACATTACCCCTATTCAATCAACACAAGCAGGACTAACAAATCCTTTTGTTACAACAAGTGGAAGTTCAATTATTACGGTTAATGATGCTTCACACGGAGCTATACAAGGTGACTTTGTAACATTTAGTGGTGCAACAGCAGTAGCTGGTCTTGATATGAACAAAGAATTTGAGATTACAACTATTGTTAGTACAAGTCAGTACACCGTTACATACACAGGATCCACGGCCAATGCTTCGGCAACAGGTGGCGGAACAGTAACAGCAACCTACCAATTAAGTATTGGAACAGCCGTATCACAATATGGTTATGGTTGGGGTACAGGACCGTGGAATAATAGTACATGGAATACACCAAGATCTACTTCTACAGTTACAATTGCTGGTAGAGGATGGTCATTTGATACTTTCGGTGAAGATTTAATTGCAACCGTTACACAAGGTAGGACATACAAATGGGATACTTCGGTTGGTACAGGAACAAGAGCCGTGGCTCTTACAACGACGCCAACTAAATCACGGTTTAATTTAGTATCAATGCCTGAGAGACATATATTTTTATTTGGAACAGAGACTCTTATAGGTGACACAACAACAGCCGATCCTTTATTCTTACGTTTCTCTTCACAAGAAACAACCACAGCCTGGAATCCAACGGCTGTAAACACAGCAGGTTCTTTTCGTATTCAAGATGGATCAGAGATTGTTTCAGCCGTGCGTTCTCGTAATGCTGTATTGGTATGGACAGATACATCTTTAAATGCACTACAATTTGTTGGTGCACCTTTCGTCTTTAACTTAACACAAATTGGCGCTAACTGTGGTGCCGTATCACAGCACTGTGCTGTTGATGTAAATGGTACAGCCTTTTGGATGTCACAAAATTCTTTTTTTAGATTTGATGGCGCTATTTCTAAAATGCCTTGCAGTGTTCAAGATTATGTCTTTAATGATTTTAGTATTACTAATAGACCAGAGACATATGCAGCGGTTAATTCAGAATTTAATGAAGTTACTTGGTTCTATGTGTCTAATAGTTCAACACAAATAGACAGATATGTTACCTATAATTATCTAGAAGATTGTTGGTCAACGGGCAGTTTAGCTAGGACAACATGGATTGATTACGGTGTATATCAAAAGCCTTATGCTAGTGGATATTCAATCACGGCTCTCGGAACATCGCCACCTGTACTTGGTGTAACAGCAGGCTCATCTACTATCTATCAACAAGAAACAGGGTTTGATGATGTAATATCAGCCATAGATGCTTTTATAGAATCAGGTGATTTTGATATTGCAGATGGTCAACCTTTCCTACATATAGGTAGAGGTATTCCAGATTTTGGTACAATGGTAGGTTCAGTAGATATAAAAATGAGATTTAAAACATACCCTAATTCAACAACTCCTGTCACTATAACAAGGACAGTGACATCAACAACAGATAAATTTGATTTGCGTGGCAGAGGAAGACAAGCTAATGTGCGTATTGAATCAGATCAAGTAGGGGATAACTGGCGATATGGTACACTACGATTAGATGTTCAACCAGATGGAGGTAGATAATGGCT